TTCAGGTATATTAGCAGTTAAAATATTATCTACTAACTCCTGCATTTTTTCAAAACTAAATTTAGATTTACTAAAATTCTTTTGTTGTTTTGCTTTAACTATGTATTGTTTATATTTTTTGTAAACATCTTTTAACGTTCTGCCCATTTCGGCGTCATAAGGTTTAAACCATTTTGATTCTTTAATTAACCAATCATTAGCAGCACTAGCATGAACATTTTCTAATTCCCCCCCTACTAAAGTACTAAAAGATGGTTTTAAGAAATCAGTATGGCCCGACCAGTTGCTAGCAATAATAGGTTTACCTGTTAGGCTAAACTCTAGTAATGGTCGGCCAAATCCTTCCCCTTTAGTAAAGGATACCATTGATTTTACTTTGGGGTGATTATATAATTCATTTACTTCTTGGTCACTAAATTCCCCATTTAAAACATAAATATTAGGTAAATTAGATGAATTTACTGTTTCTTTTATTTGTTTAATTCTATCTAAAATTTCATCTCTACTTATATAAGAAGCAACACCAACTGAAGATTTAAGGATTAATGCGGGTTTTTGGGGTTGGTTTTTGAAAGTTTCATAAAAAGCTTTAACTAACTTCCATACATTTTTTCTATCATGGCCAAATTCACCTTGCATCCAGTGCCCTACAAATAAATAACAGAATGCTTCTTTGATTTCATCTAAATTAATTGTTTTAATTTCTTTAGAAGTAATAGGTTTATAAACATCTAAATTAGCTCCTTCAAAAACAACCTCAATTGGCTTTTCAAGTTGAATATGCCCCTCAACTTGATTTGTTTGTTTATTACGCTTTTCAAATTTAGAATTTTCAAATGTTTGTTTAGCAAAATTAGAAGAAACCCAGTTTATATTCATTCTATTCAATCCCTCAATCCATTCTGCTTTACATAAATTAGATTCTATACCAGCGGTACATCCTATATTATATTTACCTACAGGGGTAAATTCATTTGGAATAGTGATTTGCATCCAAATGTCAGGTTGAGAATCTAATTTTCCCCCTGCTATTTTATGTTCATGTAAAAATTCCCATTCAGGGTTATCTTTACAAAAACCCCAAGCGGTTGAACCCCACCGTTGAGCTAATAATTTTACATCGTATTTACCGGTATTAATTATTGCTTTAACTATATCTCTAGCTCGTGCGCCATATCCCGAATATGTGTCATATGGGCAACTAATTACAAAAACTGGTTTACTCATTAGTAGTAAATTTTATGTTCTAAATGTCTTCCGTTATATTCTGTAGCATTTACTATTTCATAGCTTTCTCTTGGTTTCCAAGTATTAAACAGTTCTGTAAATGCTTCCATTACTCTATTAGCTTGGTGTTTAGAAGTAAATCCTGCTTCATCACTAATCATCCATTCTCTACCTTTAGCACCCAATGCTTTACGCTCTTCACGAGTCATATTATATAGGGTTTTAAGATGGTCAGCTGCGTCTTCCCATCTACATCTATCATCAAAAATATATGGGGTTAGAGGAGACCCTTGAATAGAACGTGAAGTAGGAAAACAAGGAAATACCCATTCACCATGCTCTTTATAGGTACCTCTGTGGTTAGAAGGTACATCAGGTGAAGGTGTAAACCATTCTCCATTCTCATCTACAAACCGCATTTGGTCTTGCATTCCCCCTGTAACATTAGCTATGATAGGGGTTCCAGCTAATACCGCTTCAGTAATTGTTAACCCCCAACCTTCATTTGATGTTAATAATATTTGAGCATCAGCAAGATTATAAAGATAATTTAACTCAGTACCCCCTAACTTGTTAGTAGAAAATTTAATTGCATTAGGGTAACTTCCATCAAACAAATATTCTTTTACTTTTCGTAAATCAGTTCCATGATCACTTCTAATATCAGTGTGCATAATAAATTTACATTTATCTGCTTCTTCTTTAGGTAAGGAATCTAAAAATGCTCTAAATGCTAACATTGCATCTGAGATTTGTTTACGTCTAATGTTACGGGAATTGAAGAATAAAATAAAGTTTGGTTGTTCATTATTTAAAAATGTCTTTTTAAATTTAACCATTCCTTCATCATCATCACTTAAAGGCTTATAAACATTTTCATTTAACCCATGTGGGACATATTTAAATATTTTATTTTTAGCCTTATCACCTAAAACAATTTTATTAATGTTAACTGTTTGTTTTGAAATACCCATTAATAAATCACATGCTTCATAATAAGCATGATTATACATTGGAGCGGGATAATCATCCCAAATGTTAAGATATACTATAGGTATATTTTTACGTATTTCTGCTTCGGCGTTGAATAACCAAATAAAGTACCTTGGATCTGTAACCAGCATAAGGGCATCTGGTTTTTCTCTTTCTAAAATTTGTCTTAGTAACTCTATAGTACCATACCCATTAGTAGGATATATCATAACAGAAGCATCATCCACACCAACTTGTTTTCCAGTGTCTTGGCTAATATCTAATATTTTTCCTTGATCAGGATGGTTAATGGCACCTGCTATATTTACCCAATTAAAATGATGGCAAGTATGTACTACTATTTCACGGGCTACAGTTGCAACACCCGAAGTTACCCGAATGTCATCACAAACTACCATTATTTTCTTCCTTTCGTGTTTGGGAAGGTGTTTAAAACTTTGATTCATTAATTTTGGATTTATAATTCGAGATTAGTTTGACTTGAAATTTGTTTACGAAAATCTTCATCAGTAAGATACAAATAGATAGCCCTATCGGCAAGTTTTTGGAAAGAAAATTTACGCTTTACGCATTCAATCTTAAAATTCTCAAATAAATCGCTTTTGATTTTTACACTTGTTAGTGTCATGTCTTTAGCCATAATCTTTATTTTAAAACGTTTATTATAAATATATACATATCTCTAAAATTTTAATCCTTCTCCACAAAGATTTAAATCTTCTTTAAAAGGACAAAACCCACAATTCCATTTAGATGGGGATTTAGGATAATTGATTTCTTTTATTTCTCCACTTGATACAAAACATTCTTGTATAAAATCTTGTATAGCCTTATTTGCCCTATTTAATTTAATTCTACCACTTGGTGGTTTAAAGGTTTGTACTCTATATGCTTGATGGGGAGACTTAATATTTTCATCATCCCATTCTAATACTTTTCTTTTAACAATAAAAAATTCAATATCAATTTTGTCTACTGAGACATGATACTGTTCAGCAAAGAATTGTTTGTAAAGTAATAATTGGAATTGTTTATCTTCATTCTTTTTATCCTGTTCTTTCCAACCACGAGTACTAGTTTTAATATCTATAATTTTAAACTCTTCAGTATTTTCATTATATAATACTATATCTAAATATCCTGTATAGAGTACATTATTGTACATTTTATTAGGGGCGATAGTAATAGGTATTTCACATCCTACTAAATGCCACCCTCGTTTAGAAAAATATTTACTTCGTTTTTTCTTAAACCAATTTAATATAGCAACACCATCTTCAAAAAACTCTCTCATTTCTTCAGCAGAAGAAAAATGCTCATTATTATTTGATTTATACTGCTTTTGGTATTCGTTAATAAAATTAGTTTGGAAATTATCTTCTAAATCAATTCTATCAGCTTCGGTAGCAGATTTATCATACATTATAGTAAGGTATTCTTGCATTGTCTCATGTATTGCAGTACCAAATACAGTATGAATTGAAGAGGTAAATACCTTTATCTTATCCTTATATTGGAGTTTCCATCTATGGGGACAAGACCTAAACAATGACATTTGAGAATAAGATATATTCTTTTGATATGCAAAGTTTATAGGTTGAGGAGGATTATTTTTAATTTCCTTTACTATTTTAGGGATTTTTTTAGGCAAAATTATTTTTTAAGTTCAGCTTTTAGTCTTTCAACATATAGTGTGGCATCCATTAACTCTTCCTGCAAATGATTAAGCCACTCTTGTAAGTCTAAATCATCTCGTTCTAATGTAGTATTATATTTTTTAATACCGGTTTGGGAACGTTGTTCAAATTTAGCTTTAACTAATTGAACATAGACATCCTTTTTAAGTGGTTCCCTAAAAGGTCTAGATTTTATAGTCTTACCCCCATCAGGTG